GATTACAGATGATACAACAAATTTATGAAGCTGTTCTTGCTGTCTTAAATAAGAATAACTACGGATATTTGACTCCTACTGAATTTAATTTATATGCACAACAAGCTCAATTAGATTTATTTGAAGATGTTTTTTATCAATATAATTATCAAGTAAATAAAGAAAACGCAAGAGCTCAAGGAACAGGATATGCCGATATTAAAAAAGGTTTAGTTGAAGTTATAGATATGTTTTCTGTAACAGCTGCATTAACTACTTTAGCAAATAATCAATATACTTTACCTTCAGTAGTCACAACAGGTTCAGATTTTTACTTTATAAATAAAATTATAGCATTTAAAGCTGATGGTATTACTTTTACGGGTGAGGCTGAACGAGTTAGTCAAAGCAAAATACTATTACTTAATAACTCTTTATATACAGCACCAACAACTGAATATCCTGCTTACACAACCGAAGGAAGTGTACTAACAGTATTTCCTAATACGATTGTAGCACAGGGTCAAGTTAAAGCTCAATATATAAGATACCCTGAAACACCTGTATGGACGTATGTATCTTTAGGAGCAGCACAAACACCTCAATTTAGCATAACTCCAAGTTATCAAGACTTTGAATTACCATTAGATTACTTTCAAGATTTGGTAAATAAAATTTTACAATATGCAGGAATGGAAATAAGAGAACCTGAAGTAGTGCAATTTGCACTAGGACAAGACGCAATTGAAAACCAAGACGAACAATAATGGCATATATATCTGAATATCAATACTATACAAATAATAACACCAACCCACAAGACGAGAATTGGGGTTCATATCAGTATGTAAGTTTAGCTGATATAGTAACTAATTTTCTTTTAATGTATGATGGTAATCATTCTTTAGTTAATAACGAAGAAAGGTATAAAATATTATTTCATGCAAAAAGAGCAATTCAAGAATTAAATTACGATGCATTTAAAGAAGTTAAAGTTTTAGAATTACAAATTAGTGATACTCTAAGATATGTTTTACCTGCTGATTATGTTAATTGGGTTCGTATATCTTTATCATATCAAGGAGTTCTTAGACCATTAGTAGAAAACGTACAAATAAATAGTGCTAGTGCTTATCTTCAAGACAACAATGGTAATATTTTATTTGACCAAGACGGTAATGTGTTAAAACCTGAAAATTCAGAATTTACAAAAGAAAGATTATCAAACAGACAAAGGACGCAATATTTAAATGACGGTGCGCCTTATAATGGATATTGGGGATGGGAAGTTAATGGTGCGTGGTATTTTGATATGGCTATTGGAACTTCGTGGGGATTAAATACTGAAACCGCTAATGCCAATCCTACATTTAGAATAGATGCAAAAGCAGGGGTAATTAATTTTAGTTCAGCAATGAATGATAAACTTGCAATTTTAGAATACATATCGGATGGTATGGAAAATGGAATAGACTCTAAAGTAACAGTTAATAAGTTTTTTGAGGATTATATTTATGCATACATACAATATGCTATATTAAACAGTAAACTTGGTGTTCAAGAATTTGTTGTGAATAGAGCTAGAAAAAACAAATCAGCTCTATTAAGAAATGCCAAAATTAGATTAAGCAACATTCATCCGGGTCGTCTTATGCAAAACATGAGAGGACAAGACAAATGGATAAAATAAATGGCAAATATACAGAAGAATTTTATACAGGGTAAAATGAATAAAAGCGTTGATGAACGCTTAATTCCTAATGGTCAATATATAGATGCGTTAAATGTTAGATTAGGTTCGACAGAAGCATCTGAAATTGGTTCAGTAGAAAACTCTAAAGGAAACACTAAAATAACTTCACTTGAATTTAACGATGAAGCTTTAAGTTCTGATGCTAGATGTATAGGAGCTTATTCAGATGGTTCTGAGGAAACTATTTACTTTTTTGTTCATGACCCAACATTTGGAGGTTCGCCTACGGGTAAGTTAGATTTAATAGTTTCTTATGACGAACAGTCTAATACAACAACATATCATTGTATATCTTTAAAAGAAGGTGCGACAGGAACAAACACTACTTTAAATTTTAATCCATCTTTTTTAATATCAAATGTTGATAAAATAGAAGATTTATTATTTTTTACTGATAATACAAATCCTCCTCGTTTTATTAATGTGACTAGAAATTATGATAATCCATTTAACTTAATAGATGTATTTACAGCTGAATCACTATTAGTCATAAAAAAACCACCAACATTTAGTCCTCCTATATCTTTGTATACTGCAGGAGATAATAATTATTTAGAAGACAAGTTATTGTGCTTTGCTTATAGATATGAGTATGAAGATAATGATTTTTCTGCTACGTCTCAATGGTCTAAACCCGCCTTTATTCCTAAAGGTTTTCGTTTTGGTTCTGACGACTATTTAAATAATGGTATGGAGAATGGTAGAAATGGAGTTACCGTTACGTTCAACACCGGAAGTGAGTTGGTTACAGCTGTAGAAGTGTTGTTCAAAGAATCTAACGGAACAATATTAAACATTATAGATAAATTTAGTAAAGAAGAATTTGGCTATGCAGATAATCAAGATGTAGACATTCAATTTGATAGTAATCAAATATTTACAGTATTAAATCTTGACCAATTAGGGAGATTATACGATGCAGTACCTTTAAAGTCTAAGGCTCAAACATTAATTGGTAATAGATTAATCTATGGAAATTATTTTGAAGGATATAATTTAAAAGATGTAAATGGTGAAAGGTTAAATTTAGACTATTCAACATCATTAGTTTCTAAATCAATTGGTTTAGAAGATTTAACAGAAGCTTTAAGCGATAGTGTTTATACTATTGATGGAACTAGAACTATATCAAACTCACTTGTTTCAATTGACTTAACAGGAGCAAATTTAATAAAAGGAGGACAAATTACTCTTGACATTACTTTTACTCACAATAGCTTCTCCGGAAGTCCTGTTCCGGGAGCTGAAATAGCTGACATAACAATTGCTTTTGCTTTTACTTTACCAACAAATTACAGTTCAGTAGGGTCTTTGGTTAATTCTGTAGAATTTCAAGATATTTTATCTGCTACTGTAGCAAACAATAAATCCGTTGTAACTGCATGTACAGG